GTTAACAAAGATATTATGGAGCTAGAAGCACGTGATTATGTAAGTGCTGATGCCGGTATTGTATCATACACCATGAAAACTGGTGGTGGTTTCATGATTAGAAATCCACAGGGTAACTTGGTTTTTAGTACGTGGGATAATGGTAATAACAGACCGTTTCTATCTTTTGGTGCGCCCAATTTCAGGTATAGCAATGCTAGTTATGTAACTTCTGGCGACGGTAGTTCTTTAAGCATTAATGGTAGTGCGGGTAACTCATGGGAATTTAAGGTAGCTGGTAGGACTATGAAATTTACTAGTGATGGTATGCTAACGTTACCAGGTTGTTTTTTTGGTTCATGGGAAGATGGGAAACTTGCTAGGTTTGAACAATCAACGGTACAAGTATATAAAGATTTTACTGTTAGAGGTACTAAAAACTCAACTGTACCAACAGAACATTATGGACAACGACTATTGAACGCTTATGAAACTCCAGAATATTATTTCGCTGATTATGGGGAAGCCGTTACAGGTGACGATGGTAAAGTTCGTGTTGATATTGACCCCATGTTTGCTGAAACAGTAAATCTAAGTCGGTATATGACACATGTGACACCTACAGAACTAGTTTTGTGTGCTGTTACTCATGAAGATATTGACCATTTCATCATTGAAACTAGTAAGCCAAACGTATTAGTTAGATGGAATTTAGTGGCACACCGTCTAGGGTATGAAGATATTAGATTAAAAGAGGATACAGCATATGATAGCACAGTGCTTGACCAAAAACGTTTTTAAAACGAAGACAAGGAGGTATATAAATGGCTAGCAGTTTATATAATTTGGCTTTAGATTTCAGCAAAGAATTAAACTACACCAAAGCTATTATGGCTCGTCAAGGTGATAAAGGGATTACGGTGACGGTTAAACCGTTTCTAAATGGCTTGCAGATGGATACGAGTGGCGGAACATTTACTTTAAAAGGAACAACACCATCTAACCGTTACGTAGATAATGTTGCAACTAGTGTAACTAGTGAAGAAGTCACGTTTTCTCTTGATGGCACATTTATGAGTGAAGCAGGATATTATAAACACTGCTACGTAGAATATAGAAAAGACAATCAAATTTTAACAACGCAAGATATCATTTTTTTCTCACTAGGAGTGTCTGACATTTCGCAAGGCCAAGCCGATGAATATGTTTCGCAATTAGAAGAGTTGATTCGAAAGTACAACGAAACTTTTGATGCTTTTATGGCTGAAATCAAAGGTAGAGTGGATAGCTTAAATCAACAGATTACTGATTTAACTGGTCAAGCTAAAACGCTACAAGACAAGTTAGATGCTCTGAAAGAAGAAATTTCTAAGTTAGGTAACTTACAAGTGATGTACAGTAACAGCATCGACTTCGGGGACTATGATTATAGTGGAAATCCTAATTTGTTAAGTAAGCTATCATACGACTTAATTGAAAATCAAAATACTTCAGCTGGAACACTTTCTAAAGGTGAAAACTCGTTTAAATATAATAAGATATCAGCTGAAGTGGAAGGTGGAGTAGAGCTATATTATAAACGAAGAGGTATAGCTAACTGGCTACCATCTAATAAAACGCTTGTAATGACTGTTAAGCTTAGAGCTGGAGCGGACTATAGTCCAGTTGACGGAAAACTTATACTGATTAGATATAGGTATGTTGACAGTGGAACTGGCAAGATTGTTTTAGACTTACCTATTAACAGTAATTCGATAACTCAGGAATGGAAAGAGTTTAGTATTACTGGAACTACTCCAACATTTAGCCCACAAGCATACCATCCTTGGATACAATTTAGGGCTCAAGATGGGATACTTGGGGAAATAGAAATGAGCTATGACATCAAAATCGAAGAAGGCTCAACAGCTACACCATTCCAACCTAACTTATTAGCAGAACCTTACAACATGTGTCGCGAATATCCTAACGAAAATATTGCCGATCATACAGTTAAGTTCCCAATCGAATCTGGCGACCACCAAATATATCAAGGTTACACAGAAGAAGAGCTTATGATAGGTCAAACGTATACTATCACGCTTAAAGGAACAAAACCCGCAAGTCAAACCTTTGTAGCGTATAATCATTGGACTGCTCGTTTAGGAGAACTAAAGCCAGTTGATGGGTTGACAGACGTATGGTCTCTAACATTCACACCAACGAATGTTGTGGCGAGTTCACCTAAACTTTTTCGTGTTTATCAGTATCCACAATCAACAGTAGGCGCATGCCGGATCGACTGGCTCAAGATTGAAAAAGGCGACACACGAACCCCGAATATTAGTGAGTATAAATATCGTGGTACTGGTATGCGTGATTCAAACAATCCAAAAGATTATGTTTGGGATCTAGCACCAGAATATGTCGAAGATAACTTGGCCACAGATATTAAAATTTCTGAAATTACTGGTAAAGCAAACAATTATACCGATGGGAAAGTATCGGAGATTAATTCGCAGTTGACTGCTTCAATTAATGAAGTAGACACCACAGCTAAGGATGCTCAAACAAAAGCGAATGCTAATGCGACTGCTATAGATGAATTAGACAATAAGATCGATGAACGCATTAATGATACAGCTACTACCACATTAACAGTTACAAACGGGAATACCGGATCAGCAAAGCTTTATCGTGAAGGAAAAACAGTTTCTATATATTTTGTGGCTTTAAACGGAAAAAGCAGTGGTGGAAATGATTCAACGATACTAACAATTCCAGAAGGCTATCGGCCACCAATTAGTTTTGAGCAACTGGTTGGCTCGATAGACCGTTCTACTTTGAACAGTGCTCAGTTATCTATTGGTGCAGATGGAGCCATTAAATGGCGAAGAAACTCAAGTTATGGATCGGATTATACCTTTGCAATTACTTACACGATTTAGAAAAGCGTGAATCGATATGAAGGCAGCATATAGACCAATTGAACCTTACGGATTCGAGCAAATCATTGTGAATGATGAAGAACATTTACCGGAAGAATGCACAGAAGTCGAACCACCGATTCCAAATTGGAAACCGAAATTCAATTACTGGGAGGGAAATAAATGAAAAACATTTGGAAATATGGACGTACTGGCGGAGAGTACGCAGGAAAAGTATTGGACGACATGCTTGTATCCGTTCCTTACACAGATCAGCCACCGCTTGAAGGAATTCGTGCTGATGGCGAACCGTTAACAATCGCTGATCAAATGTTTGATCCTAAATTGAATCAATGGATTATTTTAGCGAACGCACTAGATCACAACGATTTAAACAATCTCAAAGCAATGTATGAGTCGTTAGAAAATGAGAACGGCGATTTAAAACAGATCAATGCCAAACTCATGCTAAGCGATGTAGCAATTAAACAGGAAAATACTGCATTGAAAGAAAAAGCGGATAGTTTAGCACAAATCAATTCAAAAATGATGCTTGCTTCGTTACAAAATAGCAAAGACATTTCAGAAATTAAAGAGCAACTAAATCCAGCTTCAAAGGGAGGTGAGTAGTATGTTTAGTTTTAGCGATGTGAAAATGATGTATGATTGGGGCTGTTTCACTAACGAACAAGTAATGGTTTTCGTTCCGTTGTGCATTACTGAAGAAAAAGCAGATAAAATCATTAGCAAAGAAGAGAGCGCATCTTAATTGATGTGCTTTTTATTTTGATTCAAGGAGTTGTCACATGATTAATTTAGGGGAATGGGGAGCGATAGCAGGATCAATAACCGCTATCGTTTCTTTGATTTTATTAGTAATAAAACCAATTACTGCATCTTTCTCGAAGATTACTGAGACTCTTTCAAAAGTAAGTCACAATTTAGATTTGCTGACTAAAGATTTAGAATCGAGCAAATCAGATCGATTGATGATTCATGAAGAACTAAAGAAACACGATGAAAGATTAGATACACATGCAGAAAAATTGGTAGAACACACGCAACAAATTAAAACTTTATTTAGGGAGAGAAGAAAATGAATAATAAAACGTTCGAAGTACTAAAATGGTTCGCACTGGTAATTATTCCCGCACTAGCTACTTTCGTGGGGTTAGTTGGTAAAGCGCTCAATTGGCAGTACACAGATATCTGTGTTGTCATCATTACTGGTTTTGGCGCGTTTTTAGGGAGTGTGTTGGGTGTATCAAATCGAACCTACAAAATGTTCTCGGCTGAAAGCGAAGAAGGAGGAAACAAATGAAAAAGAAAATTACTATTACTGCGATGAGCCTGTTAACGGCTCTTTTTTTATTACCCATTAATACGTTTGCTTATACTATTAATGACGAGTATAATTTAGCGCCGAATCAAGGAGACTCCAGATTAGCAATTCCTAACAAAATTATTTTGCACGAAACTGGAATAGATGCACCAGCAAGAAACGTAGCCGCCAACATGAAAAATAATTATAACGGAAGCAATTCTTATACTACAGATGTTATTGGTGACGGTGGGATTGTTTACCGTGTGGGTGAGCAAGGATATGTTTCGTGGGGAGCTGGTAACGCTAATCCTTATGCGCCTGTACAGATTGAATTACAGCGCACATATGATAAAGCATTGTTTGAAAAAAACTATCGAGCTTATATTGAATATACAAGAGATAGTGCAAAAAAATATGGAATTCCATTGACTCTTGATCAAGGAACTTCTTTATTTACAAAAGGAATCATTTCTCATTTGTGGGTGACAAATTATGTTTGGGGGAACCACACAGATCCATATGGTTACTTATCGCAAATGGGAGTTAGCAAAGAAAAGCTTGCTTATGATTTAGCTCATGGATTTACCGATGAAAATCCAACAACTTCTGAAAACAAGCCTGTCATTGATCCAACACGAGCTGGTGCAGCTAATCCTACGCTGACAGATGGAACAAATCACGCCCACATTGATCAGTTTGGGGAAATCGAAAACGCAAACTTGCATGTGGCTGGATGGCACATTGCTAACTATAAATACGAGTATATTTTCATTATGGACTACAATACTGGGAAAGAATTAGCTCGAGTAAGAGCTGATGGAATTTATAGACCAGATGTAAACCAAGCTTATAATACTTCTGGAAATGTTGGTTATCATGTATCTTTCAATATGCGTAATTTTCCTAGTAAGAAAGTCTATGTAATGATGCGGGCAACGAATGATCCAGAGGGAAACACTAAAGGCGGTGC